CGTAGAATTATTAAAATTTCGGAATATAGCTTATTACCTGATACAGAAAACTTTAAAGAAGCATGGTCTAAATTAACTAAGGGTCAAAGGTTTCCAGTCGCTTATTTAAATGATACAGATTTATTAACAAAGCTTAATTTAAATATTAAGGATTTAGTTTGGACTAACTTTGAATCTTTATTAGATAATTCAAAATCAGCTATATTAAAACCTTCAATTGATAAAACTAAAGACCTAGCAACTGTTATATCTGAAGCAAAAGAAATGATTGCTCATGCTGCTGGAGTTGAAACTGATAAGGTTGATATTCAAATCAAGTTTTAATTATTTAAGGCTCAGTAGCTATTATTAATTTTAAGTTTACATGTGGTTATGGCATAATAAATTGCACCTAACCACATGTTTAAATTATGAAAAAATTACTTTCACTACTATTAATTTTTATCCCTCTAAGCGGCTGTATGGCAACTTCAGCACAATATGCAAAATGGGGTTCTATGGCAAATGAAGTTGAATCTTGTACGCGCAATGGTTATATGGATGGAACAACATATGCTAAAGGTTGGGATATAATTAGAGATAGTCAATTATTCTCAAGGGTTGATCCTAATAAAATGGAAGCAGCATATCAAGAAGCTGCTGCGTTATATCCGGTCTCTCAAGATCATTGTCAAAGATTAGCTGGTGTAATTGAAGTAAATCATAGTAAAAATAATTCGAACTCAACTCAATACACCCCTACTACTTACAAACCAACAACTACTTATTGCAATAGCATTGGTACTCAAGTTATTTGCAATAGTTATTAAAAAATAAGGCTCAATGTAGTTCACATTGAGCCTTTTGTTTGATTCTTATTTGAGTTATTTCGTCAAAGTATTGGAATAAGCATTGAAATTATCGTCTGTTGGCAAGTTTGCGTATGTAGCTTGCAGCTTATCGAGTGGAAGACCAGCTTTGTTTTCCTTCATTGATAATTGATGCTCTTCCAACGCTTTGCTCATTTCAGCAATATCATATCCTGTGGTTGTTAGGAGCTGACGTAACAAACCTGAGTTCACTAAATGCTTCTCTTTCGGTACATCAGTATCTTCAAGGAATTTAGTGTACTTTGGAACTACGATGTTTAATGCTGCTGCAAGCTTCACCTTCTTAGCAATGTTGTGGGTGGCACTTTGAGCAAGCATTAAGTCCCGCATCTCTTTGTACAGCTCTTGGCTTGTCATTAAAGCAATTGCTAGTACACCTGACCAAGCTTTATATGTCTCTACTTCGATTGATTCAGGACGTATAGTAGCAAACTGTTCAATCAATTTTTCAGAAGCAGTTTTGTTTGTGCTATGCCATTTAGTCATTTGGTAACGTAAACCCAAAACTTCATGACTTTGTTCAGTTAGTGGGTCTTTTGCTGTAGGCACTGTCTCAGATACTAGGATGTCTTTAAACCGTGCAATGTGATGTTTGTCGTTATGTTCATACTTTGGTGCATCAGCATGTACGACAAGGGTATTACCCTGCTTAACCTCAGTCTCCCCTTTTTTTAATGTTGTATTACGACTTATATCAAGATGCATAGCACAAACTGTAGCGTATGGTTTTTGGAGTTGCTGTTCCTTAACCGCCTTATTCAAAACAGCACGTGATTTGATGTGGCTAAAGCAATGTAAGCCAAGCATGTCTGCTAAATATGAACCAAAGTTATTTTGAAGCTCATTTTCTTCATCAGGTTCATTCTTAGTTGCAATTTCTAACGACACCTTACTTGGGGCTTGCTTGCTTACGGATGAAGCTGTAGTCCACAACGAGAAGAAATTAGCATATTTAGGGTCTTTAAATTTAAGACCTTGTGTTTTTTGTACTTCCAACTTTTCATTATGTAACGTCATCAATTCAGGGTTTGCTTCTACTGTAGCAGTGTCGAACTCTTCTGATTCTGTTGAATCGTCATCTGCTTGTGCTTCTTCAGTGTTGTTAGCAGCTTCAAAATTTTCAATGTATGTTTGTTCAAACTGGGTACGTTCTTCTACTTGCTTAGCCTTGTAAGATTCATACAAAGCTTTAGCTGCTTCAAGTTGTTCGTTTTGAGATGCGGTCATTTCGTTTTCCTTATATGGATAAATTTTTAAATTGTTATCGTTGCGCTTCGATGAAGTGACTATAATTATTTTTGATCGTACAGACAACCATTTTTATATAAATATGTTCAAATAACTTAAAAATACTATGTTTTTGTCAGTATGATTGCTAAAATAGTACTACCACTAATTGCATAGGATTTGATATGGAAGATGAATACGTAATAAACAGAACAAGGATAACCGCTTATTTTTTATATAGAATTAGAAAGGTTATGAAGTTAAGCATTAGAAAGGCTGTTGATCTTTATGGCACAACGTACACTTATTATTATCAAGTTGAGCATTTCGACAGCCAACTTACCCTATTAAAGCTGTTTTATGTGCTCGATATGTTCAAGATTAATTTGGCAGATTTTGGGAAAGTCGTAGAAATAGTTGAGAAAGCTCTTCATACAAGTGACAAAATGAATGAGACTGATGAAGAATCTTATCTTCCCCTGCATATATCTGTTTTAGATGTACAGGATGTAGGTGATATGGATGAGTACTTAGGCTTTAAAGCAGTAGCAGAAGTTGATGAACTTATTTACAACATGATTAAAGATAGTGAAACGTATAAAGCCCTGAAGAAATAACAGGGCTTTCAGCTTATTTTGCTCGACGTTTATTTAACCTTATTTAGCTCATTAGCAAGAACTTCTTTGAACTCATCAGCTCCAAGAATGCTCTTCGCTTTTGCAAGTAATTGAACCCGGATAAAGTCATTCAGAGACTCAGCCAAGTTCTCTTTTTCAAAAGCTTCTTCTATTGCAATTAACTCTTCAAAATACAAAGGAATTGTTAAATTTGTTCCATGAGCTTTACGCTGACGTTTACGTGTAGGAAGGTCATTCTTTTCGAGTTTAATAACTGTGCCGTTACGTGTAACACGTGTAAGTTGATCATCAACTATTGTTGGTTCTTCAGGCTTAGCTTCAACTGATGGAACAGCAACTGCACCTGTACCAGCTCCACTCACAAAAGCTTCTTCTGAAGTAGCTACATCATCATCAAATGAGACAGCAAGAGGTTTTTTAGCCATTATAGAATCTCCACCAAGAACTCATTTAATTCATCTTTTGCTTTGCTGCTTCCCATTTCAAGAACAGACAAGCCTTCAATCATTGCATCACGGAATTGCTTACGATCCCGAATAACAGTGTTTAATGTCTTAACTGCTTTGACTGTATTTAAAAGTTCTTGAGCAACTTCAACTTCTGTTGAGCGTGTATTAGCCGGTGCTTTATTGATAACTACAAATGTCTCTAAACCAGCATTCATTTGTTTAGCTGCACTAGCGAGCTTTACAACGAATGGTAGTACTTCAATGTCTGTTTGACTTGGCTGTGTTGGAACAATCAATTTATTAGCAGCTAATAAGGCACTACGAAATTCAGTACTGTCACGTCCAGCCACGTCTAAAACGACATAATCATAATTATTCTTGAGGTTGAGTAGTTCAGCCTTGAGATTGTCTTTTAAATGAACTGTATCAATAGCATCATTTTCTCTTCTACTGCTCCATTTCATTGATGACTGTTGATCATCACCATCAACTAAAACAGTCTTCCCTTTCTTGCTTAGAGCTACAGCAAGGTTAGTAGCAAGTGTTGTCTTACCTACTCCCCCTTTTTGATTTGCAACTACATAGATAGTCATGGTTTTGAGTCTTTATAAGTTAGTATCAATAGAACTATTGTAGCATCTATATAAGCATTTACCAGTAGATTACTGTACAATTAAGTAACAAGATGAAATTGAGGGGGTGAACATGGAAAAAGAGTTAAAGAAAAAATTATATGAAAACGTAGCGTGTATTGGTTTATGGATTATTGCGCTTACTCTAGCCTTTTTATTTATAGCTAAATATTTCTTTGGCCAGTGTATTGATATTAGCTTACTAAAAGATGTGCTAAGTATTTCAACTACTATCTTTGCAGCTTTAGTAGCGGTTCTAATGTTTAGTGATTGGAGGGTTCAAAAACAATATGAGATAGAACGAGAAAAATTAGAAATGGCTCTTATCGATATTACGGAAGTAAATAAAAGATTAGTAAACTTAAAAAATGACATGGATATTATTAAGGGAGCATGTGATCACTATACCTTTTACCCCAATATTTTAAAAAGAGATGATCATAATACTTCTGACTTATTGAACTCTATCTATATTCAATTAAGAAATTATAAGTTTTTAAGTAAAGATCCTAATATTATGGAAAAAGCAAAAAATTTTCAAAGCTCTACTAATACAGTATTTGGTATTAAAGAAAATAAAATAAAAGAACTTTATAAAGAATATATTCAAAACTTATATAAAGAAAATTTAGAAGATAAAGATTCAAATATTAGCTATGAAAAAGATTATGACATTGATACTCACAGAGTAGTTCGAGAAAACAGGTTTATGATTAAAATTGAGTTTCAGAATGAAATCACTGTTGAAGACCTAGATGAGAATAAAAACGTGGTAGCTACTGTTACTAAAGATTATATTTCATTTATTAAAGATGCAATTTCTGAAGTTGAAAGTTTAACTCAGTATTGTATCGATAAAATAAATATACTTAGATAAAAGAAAACCCCTATCCATTGCAGATAGGGGTATATTTGATTATAGTTGAATTGCTCGATCACATAATAGACGAATAATAACTAATTTAAGATGGGTTGTTGTGTTGCCATTATCTAGCTTTACGCCAACAAAATTTAGAGTAAGCATAAAAGCTAGAATTGAGTAGAATGTAATTAAGAGTGCAATCATTTTCTTATCCCCTAAATTTGAAATAATCTTCTAAATCTTCTTTATAATTGTCATCAACTAAATAAACACTAAAATCTTCATCTTCTGTGAATTCTAAGAAGTTTTTAGCCATTTCACTATCTGCATTTACTTTAGTTAAGAGTCCGTGATTTGAACTCTTGTTTAATCTCTTCTAAGTAGAAATAAAGGTCATTATCAGACTCAGCTTCTAATACTGATCTTCCTTTGAATTGTCCTGTTAATAGAATGTTTTCTTTAACGAGTTCTTTATATTCTTTCTTTGTTAGCTTAGCCATGATTAACCCTCCAAGTCTTCAGCATTAATTTTAATTTTCATTTGTCTTGCCATAGCAGCAAGCCCTTTATATGTGATTCTAATTTGTGGTGCATGTGTTGTTGCTTTAACTTTTAAGTAACCATTCACAAGATAGGTATTTGAAGCTGATACTCGATTGAAACGGTCAATGTAGATCCAGCCTTTAGCTACCATCCACTCTTTCATATCCTTTTGTTTCATACCTCCTAAGAACTTGTAAGCATCTTGGAAACACATAGAGCCCTTTTTACCAGCTAGTAGTTCATAAGCATCAACTGTTGGTTGTTGGTGCTCGATTACTTGCTGTTGTTGGGCTACTTGTAAAGCTAACTGTTCTTTCTGCTCTTCTAATTGAGCTGCTAGCAGTAATGCCTGACTAAATGTAGTTGGTAATTGGAAGTGTTGTTTAGCTTGTTCTTCTAATTCATTCCATCTTTTGATGATTGCCATTCTTAGCTGAACGTTATATCCAGAAATTAAACATGTAGTAAGGTCTTTATCTAGTTCATATTCAGTTTGTTGGCGATTCATACTATCAAAATAGTTATGAGCAAATTTGCTCACATCTAAATTTAGCTGTTCAACCATGACTTCTATGTCACGCTTAACATCAGGGTGACGTTTGTTTGTTAGGTCTGCTATTTCTCTTGAAGACATAGTTACTTGATTATTTGTGTTGTTAATTTCTACGGCATTAACCGTATTAATATTTAAATTAGACATTATGTATTTCCTAAAGTCTTTTTATTTTTTGCTATTAATTAGGCTATATTTTAAATTGATTGCTAATATATTTCATAGGGTATTAGCACCCCTTTATTTTTATCATGCAACAATTATAATTTAATTTATTTGTCAATACAAATTTATATAAAGTTATTATAAAGAAGTTTTAAATAGACTGCAAACTTCTATATTAATATCGAATATACAGGGATATTAACTATTTAAACCCTAATCTTTTTAAATCATCGTACCATTTAAGAATATTATTCGGATCGCTTAGTAGTTTAATTACTCTTTGTTCTAAATTCTCGTAACTCTCCCCTACTTCTGCTTCACGACTTGAAAATTGATCATCATAAGCAAGTTTATTTGCGAATAATAAAATCTGTTTATCAGTCATTCTAGGGAACATATCAATAGTTGCAGACTCTTTAAGAAGTTTTGGTTCTTTCTTTTGATCCTTTAACTTAAACTTGAACTCAAACCCTGTGATCACTCTTCCTGTTTTATGCTGATCGTATTCAGCATTGATATCTGTATATTCATTGATCTGTTTGATAGCTGGCTCTAGTACTCGGCTTTTAAAGTTATTCATTGCTGAGTACTCAGACTCTTCTAAGCCTAGCTTGTATCGGAAATCTGTAATATCTAGAACTGGTGTTTTACCTACTTCTCTCCAAGCGATAAGAATCTCATATAGACGAATAGCGTACTTACTGGTGAGTTGAGCAACCTGTTTTAATTGATAACTAGTGAAGTGCTTCTCAAGCTTCGTAATTAAAGGAACAACAGCCGGAGTAAAGGTAACTTCAAGTACGGCTAAATCATCAACGTACTTTATGCTACTAACCCACCGTGAACGGACAATACCAATCTTACCTGTATTCTTATGTTCTTCTTTAAAGGAGAATTGACGTTCAAATAAATTACTAGCTGCTTCTTTGAGTGCTTTATATGCAGCATGTCTATCTACGTTAAAACGATACATATAGTCACCAGCATGGATTTCTAGTTTACTATCTGCTGTAATTCCTTGACCTGTTTCCCTAGCTCTTATAATTGCTAAGAGAATAAGACGCTGTTCAGTTACTTCTAGATTATAACTTGCGTTAATTAAGGCATTATCTTTGACTACTAGATCGTTTTTCATTCTTTTTTAAATACCAAAGGATAAAGGTACATCGTCCAACAATGTACTGTTATAACTTTAGTAAGTCAACTCAACTATGTGGTGACTAAATGTAGCGATATGGAGACTAAACGTACCTATATAGGTGACTAGGTGTATCGGTGTTGGTGACTATCTGTAACTTTATTGGTGACTATCTGTATCTATATGTCCTCTGAAAACTATGTATAACAATGCTTTCAGACTGCCTAAAAACATTAAAATAATATAAAAATTATTAAAAGGAGCTTTATTGTTTAAATCTTGATTTTTAGTTTGTTTTTTTCATGTATTTGACTATGGTATTGATCATAATTTGTACATGGTGACTATTTGTATCTTTATAACTCCTTTTAATTGTTGCGACTCTCTAACATTGTTCAAGTACTATAAGTACAGAGCAACGTTTAAAAGGAGGTCATTCGAACATTTTACTTTACCTTGAATAGATCTTAGTTCTAATAAATAAGTAAAGTTGAATAACTACGAAGATTACCGATGATTTTAACATAACTCTTTGATAAACATAGTATAAATTTGACAAGAGATTAAAAGTGTGCTACAATAAATCGTGATTTGCAGAGAGGGTCCTACCCTGCCATTTATTTATGGTTTGGAAACCATTAACTCCCCTAAGGGGTCGTTAATAGTTACGCTATCGCTTCCACGTTACCAACCATTAAACCCTTACCACTACGAAAACTATTTCAACTCCCTACGGGTCGTTTCATAGTTTTCTACGTTCTTTTCCTTTATTACAGTCATAAAAGAACTACGTTCCCTCTAAGGAGGTCACTTATTCTTTTATTCCTTCTTTTACCTTTGTATCGTTATTATTTCGTTCCGCTAAGGCGTCACTCATAATAACTACATTGCCTTCTACATATATAGTAATGGTACTCCGAGAGGGTACACCGACCCTCTCTCCTCTTAACCATTAATCTATGTCAGACTGCTTTTGCTGAAGGGGTACTAATTAGCAAAGATCAATCTTTAAGATTAAATCTTTAAAGGTCTTTAATTAAAAGTAATGAAGGAAAGGACTGACTTTGTAGAGTTGGTATTTTAGATAGAGCTTCAGGCTTGAGAAGAAACTCATACTCGCTAAGGCTCGTATTCCTTTCTTACGCTATCGCTCTCACCTTACGAGCCTATATTTATTGACATACAGAATATTCTGTATTGTATATCAATAGGTTAATATATATACTATACATATATTCAAAGTTTATAGCTCTTCATTTCCCCAAGTGAAGAGCTTTTTTTAATTCTTACTTGAGTTGTAATCAATATGAAGAAATTAACTTTATTTTTAGTTTTGATTAGTACAGGTATTTCAGCTCATTCTGAAGTTAATTACAAAACAGCTCAAGATTTTTGTGGAATGGCAGAAGCGGCTGCTACTGCTGCTCAAACTTACAGACAAATGGGATATAAGCCTTCTAAAAACCTTGAGGAATTGATGAAGACAGCAAATAGGATTGAAGATCCAGAATTAGAAAAATCCGTTACCCGCTTAGTTTTTGAACTTGTAGATCAAGCTTATACAGTAGATCAGTACTCAACTAAATCTGCTCAAGATAAAGCTATTACTCAATTCGCTAATGGAAATTATTTAGCTTGCTTGAAAGCCTTTAAGAATAAAATTGAAGCTAAAGAAAATACTGAAGATTTAAAATAGAGCCTTCTTCGTTAATTAGCATCGACTTGACTTATATATAAATATATGTTATATAAATATCTTTTATTGATAACTAAAAATAATAACAATAGAGAGCTTAGTCTCTCCTCATAACAATTAAAACTTACTCTAAAGAGAATAAATAATGTACTCAATTTATATTATCAAACAAGATAATCAACCTATTCACATTACAGCTCATACACTCAATCCTGATATGTCAGACAAGGATAAGTTAGAAGTCTTAATGTCACTAGCAACTATACCTTTAAACCTTCTCAGAGCTTACACACAGCACAAAGAAAGCATATCTGTATCAACCTATAAGACAGATATTATTAATGAGCTAGAAGCAAATAGAGAGGTTTTAGAAGCTATTAAAACATTCATTAATAGAACTATTGAAACACCTATTAATGAAACTTCTGTAGAGCCTGAAGCTTTTGAAATAAAAATACCTTCTCGTAAAAGAACAAAGAAAGCTTCTTAAATTAATTTTTAAAAACGATTAATTCCAAAAAATAGACAACGAGTGAAGTGACTAGATAAAACCATAATTATTTTGTATTAGAAGTTAATTTGATTGAAATAGCTTATGTCGTGTTTAGACCTTTCTCATTAGATATTTGTTCAACTTATAATAATTCGAAAAATTCATAAGTATATATTGTATATGTATAATATATTATTGATGTATAAATATAAATGAATAACAACAAAAGGTAATTCATAATGAAAAATATCTATCTTTATTCAATAATTCTCGTTAGTTGTGGGTTAACAGGTTGCATATCTCCGCAATACAAAAAAGATTATGCAGAAACTAGAAATGCTATTAGTGTTGAAAATGGTTTACCACAAATAGCTACAGGCGCTGTAGCTATGAAAAAAGTATTAGAAGATAACAACCAGCAAATCGGTCTATATATGGATACTTTAACTTTAACAACAAGTTTAAATGCTAATGGAGAAAAAGGTACTAAACTAGGTATGTCCGCAGATCCTTTAGACATTACATCTTTATCTAAAAGTATTTTTAAAGCAGAAGGGTCACAAGAAACAAAATATTCTGATTTAAGAGGCAGTGTCTTAACGATTAATTTTAAAAGTGTAAACCAATATAATCTTGAAAGATTGGATAAGATAAAAGGTTTATTAGAAGCTTCAGCTAAAGCAGATCCTAAAAAAGCAGAGCAAGTTGGTGTAACTAAAAAAGTAATTGAGGATGCAATCAAAGATACTGGATCACCTGAAGGTGTATTTATGCATGGTGGTCCTACTCAGTAGCTTTATTTGAATCTTACAAAAAAGCCCAACAATCCAAGACTGAGGGCTTTTTTAGCTTACATCTGCTTATAGATGGTATCTCTTCGATCTACATCAAGTACAAGGACAACAATTACATCATCCTTTACTTGGTATACGAGTCTATACCCTGCTGACTTCAGTTTAATCTTATACAGATCAACTGAACCTCTAAGCTTATTTTTAGGTATCTTGGGGTTCTCAAGTATTGCTTCGAGCTTACGGATAAGCTGCTCTGCTATTTGTGGATTAAGTTTATCAAACTTCTTGAGAGCTGTTTTTGTGAACTCTAGCTCGTAACTCATTGATAGATACCTTTACTGTTTCTTCAGTATCGACTTGTTCAGCTAGTTTCAGTAGTTCCTGATCTTCAATCAAATCCATCATACGTTCATATAGTGCTGCTGGAACACAATAGAACTCAGGATTGTTCCTATTTAAGATAGCAACTGCTTCGCCAAAAGCATTTTGTACTACCGCAGTAGGATTCTTTTTCAGATCAGAAACACTAGCCACAAATCGACTGTGGATTATGTGATTCATGTCAGTCATTGCTCCCCTTAGTTGCTTAAACAATATAACCAATTTAAAGACCTAATACAAGCCCTATTAAAAGGGCTGTTAATTGGTCATGAGATGATAATGAAAATAACAGGACAAAAGCGTCAAGCCTTTATAGACGCAGCTACTAAGAATGGTGGACAGGCTATTTTTTATATCTTGAAATGCTCTTCTTCTGATGAGACTTTTTATAAGATACGGAATAACTGTAAACAATATTTTAGTTAGATATGCTAACCCTAAGCTCATGCCTTATGAATGGGAGATTCTCTTAGAATATTCAGGATCACCAGAGGCTATATGGGATATTGAACGTGAACATAAAGTAGCTATGACAGATTTTCACTATCAACCTTCTGTCTCTTTTGCTGGAAGTAAAACGGAATGCTATACACAACTATCAGAGTCGTTAGAAACATTAATTAAGGTTTGAATTACATTTTCAAGTAAGTATGGTTCTAGATGACTCATATTCTTTTTAGAAATATTTATTCCCCACTCTGGTTCACTCTTCATTCCTTCACCATAGTCACGACTTGTAAAGAATCTATTTGGTTCTAACCATACTGTAGACGGGATAAGATAGATCTTTGGCATTTCACCTTCTTTTAATAATCCCAAAGCTAAATAAAGATTAGATTGAGGGCTAAAGTATTTCTTCGTCATAAATACATAGCCTGTTCCTGTTCTTAAAGATTTAACTTGAATAGAAAGGAAGTGTGAATTGTTATAACGAGCTACAAAATCTAGTCCTCTGTCATCTACTTCAGATGTATAAACTTGGAATCCAAACATAGCAAATTCCATTTTTACGTAATATTCAACAAATGTTCCTACTTGTTGTTTGTTTAATTTTGACCAGATATAACGGCTCATTGGTAAGTATTGTTCTCAGAATAATTAGATAAATGATATATTGAAGTACCTTAAATTTTACAACAACTTATACAATGAAATTTAAATTTTTCCTCCTTCTTTTCTTACTATTACTTAATACCTCAATGAATGCTGAAGACCTTGAGAAAGTTCGTGCTAAACAGTTTGTAACTCAATTGTCAGCATATATGGAGAAGCATAGTGAGAACCTAGCACTCATTACTAAATACTCAGAAAAGAAAGATAGAACTCCGGGTGAAGATAGACTCTATTTTTGGACACTCTGCAATACAGTAACTAACTTAGAACGTGGAGAAAAGTTGATTAAAGATAATCCTGAACTTTCTCAATACTTAAACGGCAAGGTAATAACAAGCCTTGAAGAAAACCTAGATTTCCATAAGCATGTAACTTCTCTTCTTGTAGGAACCGAAAATGAATGTAAAGATTAATAAACACCTCTCCCCTCTTGTATTGTTGTTTCATAAATAGAATGAAAGTGTGTAAACTTGACATATTGTTTTATTTTTGATACATTTCTTTTCATACCTTTAGAAGCTTAAACATCTTCTATTGCGTTAGACATTATATTTCCTTCCCTCTATTTATTGTCCTCTCCTTCAATACTTAGAGAATAAAAATCATTGTGCAAAGCAATAACTAAAAGAGAGACATTCAAAACATCAAAGAGAGAGAACTCAGCAACATAACAATAATTATAAGCTGCTACGTTACCTCTCTTTTTTGTTATCTATTAATACATCTATTAACACAACTAATAATAGCAGATAAATACGGCTTAAATGGCTTGTCACGTATATGTGTGTGCGCCTTTTGCCATAATGAAGAGATAATTAAATGGGATCAAAACCTAAAGTAGTGCAAGGACCAACGGCTGAAGAACAAGCTAAATTAGCAGCAGACCAAGCAGCCTTAGAGACAAATGCAGACCAAGCATTAAGAAAGAGACAACGTAAATCAACGATTCTTAGTTCTCTTGATATGACAGCTCCACAAGAAACAGCATTAGGAAAAACAAATACAGGAACATAAACCAATGAACGCAATTCAATTGATTAAGCGTGTTGGTGAGTTAAAGACAGAACGAATTAAACATGAACCTACATGGGCTGAGCTATATAGATATGGTGCTCCTGAAAGACAACAAAGCTTTCAAGATGCAGCTCAGAATGGATTAGAAGACATTAGACGCCAAGAACGATCTAAGCTTTTTGATACAACAGCAGCAGAAGCAATACAGCTCTTCGTTTCCTCTATCATTTCAGCTACTACCCCAGCATCAAGCAAATGGTTTAAAGCAGTACCGGGTGGAATAGATAACCCTGAACAAATGACACATGGCGAACAGTGGTTAGAAACTGTAACTGATTTTATGTATAGGAACGTACACGCTTCTAATTTTGATTCTGAAGTATCTGACTACCTTACTGACTTAGTAGTAGCTCGGATGGGCTGTAATGTATGTAGATAATAAACCTGAAGGTGGTCTTGTCTTTAATACATGGAACATCGGCTCTTGTTATATCTCTTCTACACAAGCTAATGGACTCATTGATACAGTTTTTCGTGAATATGAATTAACAGCACAACAAGCAATTAAAGAATTTGGAATAGAGAACGTATCAGACAGACTAAGAAAAACCTCTGAGTCAAAGCCTGACAGTAAACATAGATTCATTCATGCTATCTACCCTAGAGACTCAAAAGAAGTTAAAGGTGAAGAAGGCAGAAGATTAAATAAAGCTATGCCCTTCGCTTCAGTACACTTAGAAGTACAAGCAAAGCATATAGTTAAAGAAGGTGGTTATAACGAGTTTCCATGTGTTGTGAGTCGTTTTAGAAAACTACCTGATAGCTTCTACGGTATAGGACAAATGGCTTTAGCATTAGCAGATGCTAGAACATGTAATGATATAGTTAAGCTTACTCTTCAATCAGCAGAACTATCATTAGGTGGTTTATGGATTGCTCAGAATGATGGTGTCATCAATCCTCATACATTACGTATCAGACCTAGAGCAGTGATTACAGCTAACAGTGTTGATTCAATTAAGAGACTCGATACAGGACAACAAGTAGATCTAGGTTTAGACCTTCTCAATCACTTTCAAGCAAAGATTAAACGTGTATTGATGTCTGACCAGCTAACACCTGTAGGCTCCTCTCCTCTTACAGCAACAGAAGTAACAGCAAGAGTAAATACATATAGACAACAGCTACGGAGCTGTATTTGGAAGACTACAAGCAGAATATCTACAAGGCTTATTAGAACGTGTTTGGTTCTTATGTCTTCGTAGTGGCGTGTTACCCCCTGCCCCTGAAGAGCTAATGACAGCTTCTCGTATTTCCTTTCAATTCATTAATCCATTAGCAGCAGCACAAAAACTAGAACATGTAACAGCAATACAAAGCCTAATGATGAATGTAGGACAACTGGCTCAACTAGATCCAAACATACTAGATAACGTCAACATGGATAACATTACTCAGATTATGGGTGATGGCTTAGGTGTTCCAATGACTGTATTAAGAACAGATGATGAAGTACAACAGCTCAGACAAGCTAAACAAGAGAAACAACAAGCAATGCAACAACAACAGATGATGCAGCAAGTAGGCTCTACAGGTTTAGAGATAGCTAAAGATCAAGCTAAGAATATGACTCCTGATCAGATCATGGGGGCATTAGATAGTGAATAATAAATATAATGTGTTTACGCATGGAGACGGATTAATAGTTTTGGATGAGTTGATACAGCTTTTCCACACATCATTTCCCTTTGATAAAGACTCAGCAACACAGACAGCATTTAACTTAGGTCAACAGGATGTAGTGAATTACATACTTTCAAAGATCAAAGAAACAGAAGTAACAATAGAATAAATAATAGAACTACTGATAAAAGAAGATTATGATAGATACAATTATTAATGAAACTATAGAATCATCTACTAATACAACTATTAAAGAATCTAATGAAGCATCTACTATTTTAAGTGGAATGAATGCAGATCAAGAGATTGCCTTTCCTGAAAAGTTTAAAGTTACAGCAGAAGATGGATCAGTAGATTACAAAGCTACCCTATCTAAAATGAATGAGTCGTATACAGGTTTAGAGAAAAGAATTGGTTCAGGTGATTTGCCACCTAAAGATGTAGCTGGGTATAAACTAGATCGAGAAGACTTTGAGCAATTTAAATCAGATGAATCTAATCAAGCTTTCCTCACTAAAGCACATGAACATGGAATTACTAATAAACAACTAGACTTTCTATTAAGTGAATATGACTCTCGCGTTGTAGACCTAGTATCAACATCATCTCAATTAGATACAGATACAGTAGTGAACTCATTGAAGACAGAATGGGGTTCATCTTATGATGTGAACATGCGTAATGCATTTAAAGGAGCTACTACAGCAGGCTTAACCTTAGATGAGTTTAATGATCCTCTCATTGGTAACAACAAAGCTCTTATTAAACTAGCAGCTTACTATGGCTCTCAATTAAGTGAAGACAAACCAACCAATAGCGGTACAGCAGTAAATGTAGATATCCATTCTCTAATGCGTAGTGAAGCATTTTTTGATCCGAAACACCCTGACCATAAGTCAGTGATGCTTCAGGTTGATTCTTACTATAGAAATTTAAGAAATTAGTAAGAGAAAATAAGCTTTATGATATTGTAAAGGTAATTCAATAAATACTTGTATTTGAAAATGAAATACGCTGAACGTGTTGACTTACAAAAAGTTATATCTAAATTAGAAACAGATAGTTTTGATAGTAATGATATTAGATTGATTCTCATAATGTTAAGAGAATATTCAGACCGTAACAGTATCTTTAGAGAGATCTCTCATTTTGTAGCTCATAAAAATAGAGATCAGGGGTATTTTTATTCGCGGATTGAAGGACTTCATTGCTTATTTCAAATTAACCTTCTATGCCAGCATGGTTATATCATTGACTACTCTCAGCCTCCCCTACCAGAACTTAGTAAAGCTATTCTTTTTAAGGCAAATTTTGTTAGTAACAACATTCTCAAGAAATACAATTTTGATAAACAGTCATTGCTTAATGATGTGGCGAAATACTTTCCAATTAAGGTGAAAGAAAATTTTACACCTCATGAAAGTATTTTGTTTTATGAAATGATTACAGAAATTATAAGTGAGCCTATAAATTTTGTCCCTGTGTATAAGGATAGTGAACTTATAGAGTGTTTAATAAGTGAAATAGAAAAAAATAAATTTAAGCTTGATATACAAAAGGTGGATTTGAGTAAGCTACTATTTAGTATTCTTCCTATCTTGCATGGCACAGAATTAAACGCAACATTGTTCAAAAAAAGTATTGGTACAATTAACTTCGGGATCTTGAATCAAGGTAATAAAGATGTGCTTAATCTTATGGGGTATGTTCGAGCTACTCATACAAGACCGCGTTTTCCAGACTTAGGTAGACCAGATATAACTATTCAAGAGAATGTTGAGTTTTCTTTTTCTATTGTGCAGACAGATCTTCTTGCGAGTGATTGGTGTACTCAAAATTATCTTTCTGCCTTTGAAGAAAATTGGGCTTCAATAGGTAAATTAGATACTTTCATAAATGAAGAAGGTTTACTAGATATTGTTAAAAAAGCTCCCGTAATGGCGCACGGACAAAGCTGAATAGCCATGCATAGAGATTGAGTGTAGAACGTTCTCTATGCATTAATTAAACATCAGCCTTCAAATGGTGATAAATCATCTAAGAAGATAACTGAGACTTCATAATAAATTCTACTAATACAACAATAAATAAAATCAATAATAGATTTAAATAAACAACTATTAATAGTTCTATTATTGAAACTAAATATTAATTAAGGATTAACATAACAATGGCTTATACAACAATTGATAGCGTATTTGTGCGCCAATATGCAGATACTTATACAGTACTTTGCGAACAGAAAGACTCTAAACTTTTATCAACTATTACTAATGAAGGAGAAATAAACCGGATCTAGTTTCACAGTAAATGAGATGACAGGATTTGGTGACTTACAAACTCCTACTCGTTTTGGTGATACTCAATACAACGAAGTGGATTTTGCATCACGTTTAGCTACGATGAGCAACTATAGCAACTTCACTCATATTGCTCCACAAGACTTACCTAAGCTTAAAGCTCATCCACAAGATGAAATGATTCAGCGCTTAGTATCAGCTCGTAACCGTAAGATTGATAGCATCATCTACAATGGTTTAATTGGTACAGCTCAACGTAAAACTACGGAAGCAGATACATTCACAGCAGTAGCATTACCAGCAGAACAACAAATCGGGACTTCAGCAGCTCCTGTAGCATTCAGTAAGCAATTACTTATCGACATTCGTACTAAGTTTATGGAAAACGAAGTACCAGATGATGAAGAGATCATTGTGACTTATAACAGTGACATGTTGAATATGATCTTAGCTGACTCTACTTTAACTTCAGCAGACTACTTACAAGGTCAGATGTTGCAGCGTGGTGAGATCAATACTTTCTTAGGTTTTAAATGGGTTCCATACCAAAAGATCAAAGCTACTCCAGCTTCAACTTATGCTACAGGTGTTGCTTATACTTCTAAAGCATTGAAGTTTGGTAGTGCATCTATTTCACCTCTTAAAGTAGTAGAGCGTGAAGATAAAAACCGTACTATCTCAATTGGTCACATCGATTCTTATGGTGCAGTACGTACAGATGAGAAACGTGTACTAGCATTTACTTTTACTGTTTAATTTAATTCTAATAATAGAACTAATATAAAACCTAACAATAAATGCTCTTTTACTTCTTATAGTAGAAGAGCATTTCAATTAATAATAATTCTAAAGGCATCCAATGACAGATAAAGTAAACATAGTTAATAATGCACTATCATTAATTGGTGCTTCTTCCATTACCAGCTTTGAAGAGAATACAGCGAATGCTAGACGTGTAAAGACGATCTATGACACATCACGTAAAGCTCTTTTAAGGCTTCATCCTTTTCAGTGCTCTATCAAGAGAATCAAACTATCACCTTTAGCTGAAGTTCCTGTATTTGGCTATTCATACCAATATCAACTACCCGATGATCTTATACGCATCATCAATGCTAATACTGAAGATTATGCTGTAGAGACAGATAAGCTTTTATCAAATAGTAATGTACTCAACCTTGTCTATGTTTTCGATAACCGGGAATGAAGAGACATATGATTCATTATTTGCTGAATGCTTAGTTTTATACCTTGCTTACAAGCTGGGTAAATCAGTAACAGGTTCTCAAGGTACATCAGATGGGTATTACCAACAGGTACAGGCACTCATTCAACAAGCTAAGGCAGTACAAGCACAAGAAACACCTTCTCAACTCTTTGGATCAGACCAAGACTACACTCTAACTAACAGGTATTAATTGATGGCAAGACTAAACATAATTAAGAATAATTTTACAAGCCGGAGAACTTAGCCCATTAATACTTTTACGTACTGAGCTTAATCAATATAGGAATGGCTGTAAGAGAGTAGAGAACATGCTACCGATCATTGAACGGTGGTATTAAAAAGCGTGGTGGTACTTCTTTAGTTAAAGCAGTAGCAGGGGCAGTTAGACTCATTCCTTTTGTAGTGAGCCATAGAGACACATACATTCTTGTATTCAAGCCTAACTCTATTGATGTAATTAATAGTGAAGGTGTTAGGGTAACTACTATTGCAACTACCTATAGTTCTATTCAAATTAAAGAATTAACCTATTGTCAATCACGTTATAACTTATGGTTGGCTCATGGTGATAAGCCTTTATCATGGTTGAGATGTTCTGAAGACTTTACGAATTGGGACTTCTCATCCTTTATTTACTCTATCCCTCCATTAGAAGAAATAAGCAACTATCCAGTTGTTTTGAATATGTCAGAGGAGATTAAAGACGTAGGTAAAGTGACCACATTGGAAGCACAAGCCTATGAAACTTACTTAGCAACCAAGCAATACTATGTAGATGATATTGTGAAAAGTGGTACGAGTTACTATAAGTGTCTTGTTGATCATATTAATCAACCATTATCAGATCCTACCTATTGGGCATTGATTACAGTTGAAGAAGCGAATGTATTTAGTGCTTCATCGGTCGGTAAGTTTGTTTTTGCTAATGGTGGTATTGTTCGTATTGATACTTATCTATCTGCAACAAGAGTAGAAGGTGAGATCATTAAGAAGCTCACATCAACGATTGAAGTTGTAGCTAGAGCATGGCAAATCAAAGAGAACATATTTACAGCCAGTCTTGGTTATCCTCGTACTGTTTCTTACTATCAGCAACGATTAGTTTTAGGGGGGACAAAGAAGTACCCAAACTATATTTGGTTTTCTCGCACAGCAGATTTCACAAATTTCCTTCCTACTACAGAAGATGGTGATTCATTCACTTTAGCAGCAGCTTCAGACAGTTTAACAAACGTTCTTCATCTAAGTCAGAGCAGGGGAGTGGTTGTTCATACTGGAGGTGCAGAGTTATTAATTAAATCTACTGGAGCCTTAACTCCTACATCAGCAGAGATACAAGAACATACTTCTTATGGAACGATTGAAAGTATCAAGCCAGTTAAAGTAGGAACAGAGCTAATCTTCATTCAACGTGGATCAAGAGTAAGAACATTAGCCTATGATTACTCAGTTGATGGTTTAGTCTCTAATGAGCTTTCAGTTCTTGCTTCCCACATTATTAAAGATCATGGTGGACTCAAGGATATGGTTTATGCTCAAGATCCTGATTCAATTATCTGGTTTACATTAGGTGATGGAACGTTAGCTACCTTAACTCTTAATCGTGAGCAGTCAGTAACAGCTTGGGCTAGACATGATGTAGGTGGTGAAGTGATTAGTCTTACAACGCTTCCAAGTACAACAGGTTCAGACAGAGTTTACTTACTCGTAAATCGTAATGGTTCACTTCAGATTGAAGAGATTAAAGAAGAGCTATTACTTGATACAGCTAAGTTGGTAAACGTCTCACACAGCACTACATGCACTGTCACAGATAGTCTAATTGGTGTACTAGGGGACAAGGTACAGGCTTACTTTAAAGATGGAAATACAGTATTTGAAGTACCTATTTTAAGTAGAGCCGGGAACACCTTAACCATTAGTTGTGATTCCTCTATTAATCAAATTTACATTGGTAGAGCATTCACTTCAGCTATATCTCTATTACCTACAGACTTTCAACAAATACCGGGAACAACTTTTCCAAGCTTAATTAAAGTTGATCACATCACTCTTGCTCTAAAAGACTCTATTGCTCCAGTTGTGAACGGAGATCGAGTAGAAACAAATACTTTTGATATGAATCTTATGCTTCCTCCTCAACTCTATACAGGGATGAAACGTATTGCTATGAATGGGTGGACTAGCTTTGAAGAGTTTGAAATCACAATAGAACAAGATAGACCACTACCATTACAGATCATTGCTTGTGTACTAGAACAAAGCGTTAACGATAGATAAGAATAATTATGTTTAATATTAGAGTAGCAACAGAAGACGATATACCAACAATAGCAAAATTAGCTTTTGAGTTTTGGCAAGAGTCACCTACATACAGTTTAAGACCTTTCAATATAGATAGAGTGATTACACATCTTACTAAGCTTATGCATGGTGATGGTGGTTGTCTCTTTGTCTGTACCTTAGATGAGCAGATCATTGGTGGTTTTGCTGGTGGTATTCAATCTGAATGGCAGTCACGGAACATTGATGGCATTTGATTACTGTATCTTTGTCATTCCTGAATATAGAGGTAGTAGAGCAGCTTACTTACTTATCAATACTTTTATAATATGGGCTAAGAGTATGGGTTGTCTTTATATTCAATGTGGAACAGCTACAGGTATAGAAACAGAAAAGACAATCAATTTTTATCAGAAGATGGGCTTTCAACATACAGGCTCATTCTTAGAAATGCAGTTATAACAATAATAAAACAAGAGGTAATAATTATGGCAGCAGCTCGGAGCAGCCGCAGCGGCTTATTGGGTGGCGACTGCAATGGCGGTGGCAGCATCAGCATATTCAGCCTATAACAGTCATCAGGCAGCTAAAGCTAGTGCAGAACAATCTAATGAGAATGCTAAACAAGCAGAAAGTGCAGGAAGGGTAGAAGCTGAACGTGTTAGAGAACTAGGTAGACGACAAGCTTCAGCAGCTAAAGCACAAATGGCTAGTAATGGTTTAGACATCAATGCACCTAATACAGTTTCAGATGTAATTCAAAATGACATTATTTCCAATGCTTCAAAAGATGCATCAATGGTGCAATACAATGCAAATAGTTCAGCAACACAAAGTAGGGCAGATGCTTCTAACTTCAATAAGCAAGCTAATCAGATTGCAGTGGGTGGAGCTTTAAATACAGCATCAACAGCTCTTAATGGTTATTCTCAAGGTAAGCTCAAATCTGAAATACCTAAGAGTCAAGGAGGCTGGGCTTAATGGCTAGAATCCCTTTAGGTAACTTTGGTAATGTCATGCCACAAGCAACTCAAGGTAGAGTTATAGATACTGGTGGGCAATATGTGGCTCAAGCTGTATCTAATCTTGGTCAAGCTATTAATAACTATGGTGAAGTAAAGAATAAGCTACAAGATCAAGAAGATGCGCATCAATACAACTTAGAAGTACCTAGATATAAAGCTGAAGTAGAAGAGACATATAAAGCAATCAATCAAGATGTAGCTACAGGCGTTCTTACTCCGGATGAAGGAGAAAGGATATGGGGTGAAAAATCAGCTTCAATGATTGAAAGTTATAAGGCTCGTATTCCTCCTTCCCGTACTAAGCAATTTGAAGAGCTTGGTGCATCTACATATTATGGTGGTGTACCTAATTTGAGAGATACAGGTTTTAAAGTAGGTGTACAGAAACAACAAACTGAAGCAGCTATTAGCGTAGAAGCAACATTGAAAAACCCTAATAGAGAAGAAGGCTATACTGAAGCTTCTCTTATCGTTAATAATCCTAAACTCGGTTATTCTGAAGCTCAACGTACTGAAAAGATGTACGAATGGAATAACAAAAGAGACGTTTCAGATGCTAGTGGTGTAATAGATAATGCTGTTAAAGCTAACGATACTAACAGTCTTCAATCAATAGCAGACAACATAGATAAAACCTACCCTCCTTTAACTGTAGAGCAACGAGATTCAATTAAAGGGCAGATTGGTACTCATATAACAAGGATTCAAAAGCGGATTAGCTGAACAACAAGATAAAGCACTTAAAGAAGCTGAGAACGTAGCCAAAGAGTTTGATAAAGACGCTTTACTAGGTTATCCAATGTCAGCAGATCGAGTTACTTCTACCTTAGCAGCAGTTAAAGGTACACCGTATGAAACTCAAGTGAGACAATCATTAGAAGCAAATAAAGCAGCTATAGAATTTAGAAAACTTCCACCTTCTCAACAAGAATCACAAATCAACCAGCTAAAGGCTCAATTAAAAAATACTGACTCAGATGATCCTTCTTCTCTAAAGGCACGTCTTGATATGTTTCAGACCATTGCTAATGAAGCTAAAGCTTTAGCTACTAGTGATGCAGCATCAGCCTATACACAACGTACAGGTCAATCTTTATATAGAGTTGAAACAAGTCAGTTAATCAATGGTCAGTTTGATGTGAAGCAAGCTCAATCTTCAGTAGATTCACTTAGAAGACAACAAAAGGAACTTGGCTATGGATCTTTAAATCCATTTACTACTACACAGCAAAAGGAAGTCAGAGAGAAGTTTCATGATTCAGACCTTAATACTCAGAAGGTCATAATTCAGAACTTGGCTAAGATAGCTGGTACTGATAATGAAGCACGTAAACAGATGTATGACATGATTTATCAAGGTAGAGCTAATGTTTATTCCGGGATTAATCAACTTGCTATTAAAGATGTTCACATTCCGGGATCTAATATCAAAGCAGCAGATTTAGCTCTTGAAGGGTTACAATTACAGGCTAATGGTGTAGATAAAACACTAGCTCCTTCTATAGATTCTTTCAAAACTAAGTTAGCTGAAGAAGCCGGGAATGCTTTACAGGTAGGTACTCCTGAGTTTGAAGCCTATGCTAATTTAATCTATTCAACGTATGTAGCTTATGTGAAGCGTACAGGTGTTCAACTTGATGATAAGGGTAAGCCTAGATTAGATGAACGAGCCTATCAACAATCACAGTCTCTTATTACTGGTGGTTACTATAAACAGAAGGTTGGCAGTGTTTCTAATACTGTTCCTGTCCCTTATGGTATGGGTCCTACAGAGTTTGGAGATAAGGTAGAAGAACAAGTTGTAGGTGGTTATTACCATGATACAGGGGTAAGGATTCCTAGAGGATTTATGAATACTCATGCTCTTAGAAAAATACCGGTTACTTCAAATCAATATATGTTTATAGGTCCAGATGGTAAGCCACACATCAATCCAAGAACAAAGAAACCATACATAAAAGCAATAACAAAGTAAGGATAGCTAATGGGTATTTTAGATGGTCAATTGACAGAACAAGACAATGAATTAAATCAATCGAACGCTACTAAAACTAAGCCATATAAACCTACACTAGCAGTAGATTTAGCATCTAGTCTTATCTATGGAACTGAGAAGGGCTTAATGAATACTCTTAGTGCTGGTTTACGTCCTTTCGTTGGTGATGAAGCAGCAGATAAGGGATTAGCTAACATTGATCGACAGCTTAAACCAGCTAAACAAGGTCAAGCTGGTAAGCTCGTTTCAGGAATAGCTGAGGTTGTAGTTCCAGCAGCACTAACAGCGCCTGTTCGGTGGCACAGTAGGAGCAGCAGCTTCAGTTGGATTATCTACAAGAGCTTCAGAACATACTAAACTTACTCAAGATTATGGTGTAAGTAGTGATGATGCTGATCTAGCTTCTAATATCTATGGTGCTTCTAATGCTGTTTTAGCATTTATGCCTATGGCTAATGTATACCGTAACGTCATTAAAGATTATGCAGTTACAGTAGTTGGTACTACAGCAGCAGCTCAAGCTTCAGTATATGGTGAAGGTATTGCTTTAGAAGCAAAAGGTTATGATGAGGTAGCAGATCAGTACTATGGATTCTCAACCGATCCTACATCTATTGCTACTAACTTAGCTATTGCTTCTATCTTCCATGTTGGCTCTCGATATGCACAGAGTAAATCTAATCCGGGTGTAGATTACTCAACAGTTAAACAAGAGCAAGATGCTTTCACTGATACAGTAGATGATGTACAAGCTGAAGCTGATAAAGGAAGTATCTTAACCACACCAGAGAGTTTTAGCGACACTGCACAACATGTAGACAATATTAATAAGGCTGGTAAACAAATTGCTGAAGGGCAGTCTGTGAAGGTTACTCCAACTCAAGGTACACCAAAGCCTGTACAAACTACTTTAGATGTCTTTAAAGGTGTTGGTACTTCTAAGGCTGTGTATGATGCTGCTAAAGCTAATGGCTTTTCTGATAGTGATGCTCGATATATAGTAGCTTTAGCTCACTTTGAATCTATGGGGACATTTAGCCCTACTATTAAAAATAAACATACTTCAGCTACAGGTGTATTTCAGTTTATTGATGATACTTGGAAGCTTGAAGGTGGAACGACCACTAACCGATATAGCCTAAGTAAGCAAATAGAACTAGGTATTAAACACACTAAAAACAACATTACATTTATAGAAGAGAGAACAGGAGTAACACTGAAAGGTTCTCAAATCTATTTACCTCACTTATTAGGTCGTGGTGGTGCATTAGAGGTTTTTAAAGCTCTCAAGGATAACCCTAATCAATCTGCTAGAGATGTTATTGCTCGATTCAGTGATAATCCCGATAAGCTCATGCGTATCAATAACATTAAGCCTAATGCAACCATATCAGAAGCTATTAACGGCTTTACCTCAAAGATTGATGATTTAGCTCAAAACAAATATGGAGCTATGAAAGGCTCTACAGACGAATCTACTATTGCAACTACAGAAACAACTGTAAATAGTTCTATTGATGCTCCTAAACCTATTGTAGTGCCTAAAGCAGATGTATTTACCCTTGAAGATAGAGATAGTGCTGCTTTAGATACAATGAAAACAGGTAAGCCAATTTTAGATAATCATGATATTCAAGCATTAGAACCAAAACATAGTGAAGATCCTTTTTCAGACATGCTGATATTAGAAGACTCTAGTGAGTTTGGAATGATTAAAAGTGACTTCAAATTTAAGCCTTCAGATGATGTAGAAATTGATATAAATACAATGGTAGAGAAGATTGTAAAATCTATTGAAACTACCTCTATTCCACATGCTCATCAAAGTGTAAGAGTTAAAGGGGATAAGGAAACAGCAGTAGACTTACAACCAGATCCTTCTATTACAGGTGAATGGGCAATGACTCCTAGAGAATGGAGTAAGAAGAGCCAAGAAGAATTTAATCATAGAGCTTATACAGACAAAGACGGTCATACAGTACAAGAGCTTAAATCAGACTCTCTATATGTTAGACGTACTGTAGACAGCAATAACAAGACTGTCTCTATTCAAGCTGCTCGTAAAGGTAAAACAGATGGTTCTAACCTGAAGGGAAATAAACCACTAGAAACTGCTTTAGATCGTATTTTTAGTCCTGAACGTAACTATGGTTATTTATCACAAGTTCCAAAAGGGAAGGAGACTATAGATAAGCTGTCCTCTAACCCTGACATGATTATTACTTCTAAAGCTACAGGTGAAGACCTTACAGCTTCTCAATGGCAAACAAAGCTAAATCAAGAACAAAACAACATACAACTATTAACTAAGGCAATGAGTACATTAGCTAAGTGTGCTTTAAAAGGGGCGTAATGAAAGATCAATGTAGAGCAGCAGTAGAAGCTGAATTAGGAAGAAAATTATCAGATAAGGAAGCAGATCTATTAGAACAAGCCTTTCAAAAGGCTAAACGTGAAGTTCCGGGTGAAGACATCAAAGCATGGAAGTCTATGAGTGATGAAGAACGAGCTGAAGCTATTGCTGATCGTGCTATTCAAGACTATACAGAGCAACACGTATTCAATGTCACTACTTTGGTTAATGATTTAGAGATACGTTCAAACCTTGCTAGAGAGCTTACTTCACATCCTTCTCTTAACCCATTAGAAGCCTTACACAGAAAGCTTGTCATGCATACAGACCAAAGCCGGTATTCAATCTGTTGAACATGTTATTACTGCTGTTGAATCTCGTTACTTTGCTAAAGTTGCAGATGTATTTTCAAAGACTCAAAAAAGCTTAGGCTATTTCATTGATGACCTAAAAGTGAAATCACTTGTTAAGGAAATCTTCGGTGATAAAAGCGGTGATGCTGAAGTAGCTACTTTGGCTCAATCTGTAAAAGATACTTTAGAAGAGCTTCGTCTTCACTTTAATAGGTATGGTGGTAACATCAAGAAGCTTTCTAATTGGGGGCTTCCTCAATCCCACAGTCATTATAAAGTGATTAGTAAAGGTAGACAGGCTTGGATTGATTTCACTCTTCCTCTTATTGATCGTGGACGTTATAGAAAGGATGATGGCTCTTTAATGTCTGAAGCTGAAGTGAAAAATATTCTTTCTTCAGTCTACGATACAATCAGTTCAGAAGGTCATAATAAACCTGAAGTTCAATATAGAGCTGTAGAAGGACTTACTGATCTACCTGTTGGCATGAACATGCAAGCTCTACATCAATACAGCCGTGAGGTTCACTTTAAAGATGGTGAATCATGGTTGAAATACCAAGAATACTTTGGAGAGCTGAATTTTCATGATCTTCTCTCTAACCATATAAGAAGATTGTCTACTGAAATAGGGCTAATGCAGACCTTTGGAAGTAACCCGGAGAAGATGGTAAAGCAGCTTGGCCATGACTTATTTAATCAAGCTATGCAAGATGCTAAGTACAGTGGTCAACATACTAAACTCAAAAAACAATATCAGTATGTCGGTCGCTACTATGATGAGTTAGCTAGACAAGCTGCTCCTATTGATTCTGCACTTGCTCAAGTAGGTAGTATTGCTCGTTCATGGACAGTTGCTACTAAAATGGGTAGTGCAACGATTACAGCTCTTGGCGATTTTGCCACAATGAAACTTGCTTCAGAAATGCATGGATTAGCCTTTACAGACTTACTAGGAAAAGAGGTACAACTATTATCTGATAAAGATCACAGAGACTTTGCTATTTCTATTGGTTTAGGTGTACGTGAGATGACTAACGCTTTAGTACGTTTCCGGGGATGACGACATTGCTTCAGCTTCAACTAAACTTAATCAAACAGCCACTAAAACAAGAGCTATCGCTAATGCTGTTATTCGTTCAACCGGGTTAAATCATCTTACAGCTTCTAATAAGAGAGCCTTTGGGTCTGCTCTTATGCATCATGTATCAGACCTTAATTCTAAGAAAGCTTGGACTGAATTAGGCGATAAAGATAAACGTATGTTAGAAGGTGGTGGTATTAAAGAAGATGACTGGACTATTCTTCAACAAGTTGATCGTACAGAAGCTTTAGGTGGTGAACGTTTAATTACTAATAAGGACATTTTTAATATTCCTGATGATCAGATCCTTCAGCATCATTCATTTAATCCTGATGGCTTTACACCAGCTCAATTAGCAGATGAAGCCTTTAAACTAAAAGAACAACTTGCTAATAAATACATGAATTACATCTATACAGAGACGAATGCAGCGGTATTAGAAGTAGGTGCAAGAGAAACCTCTTTAATGTCTATTGGAACTGAAAAGGGAACTATAGGTAATGAGCTATTACGCTTCTTTTGGCAATTTAAACAGTTCCCTTTCGCTATGCTCACTCGTATGTGGTACAGGGGAATGGCTCAAGGTACACCACAAGCTAAGTTTATCTATCTAGCTAAGTTGTTCGCCTACACTACATTAATGGGTGGAATTGTAGCTCAGATCCAAAACATTACTAAAGGACAAGATTTAGATGATCCTACAACTATGGACTTCTTCCTTAAATCTATTGTTAAAGGTGGAAGTGCTTCATTCTTAGCAGATGCAGTGAGTGCTACAGCAGATCCAACTGATAGAAGTTTTAAGGATTGGATCATACCAGCAGCATTTAAAGATGTAGGTAATGTAGCAACTATGGTGAGTGGTGCTGGACAACATTATTTAGATGAGCGTGAATCATCTTATGGAGCTGAAGCCGTTAATACTATTAAGAACAACACTCCATTTCAAAATGTTTGGTATACAAGACTTGTATTTGATCGTATCGTGATAGCAGAGCTACAGGACATGTTTGATGAAGGTTACAGGGACCGAAAACAGTACAGACTAGAGACTCAACACAATCAAGGCTTTTGGTGGGATCTTGATAATGAAAGTATTGAAATTCCAAAAATTAACTCCACTAATTAAACAAACTTAATAACACAAGAGAAAAGTTTATGACTTCGACAAAGCGTACTAATTTTTATCCAATAAATAAGAATGGTTCAATTTCATGGAATGTTTCCTTAATCGAATTTGAAGAAATTGAGAAATATTCAACGAATCAAATAAAAGTAAAATTCATAAATGAACATCTAGCTGGACAATCCGCACCAAGTATTAAGGAGGATGTACCAGAGTTCTTTATAATTGATCGTGCTTATAATCGTATTTTGAATGAAGATGGTGAGGAAATTGCCTTAACTTCTATGTTGAAAAGATATCATGGCACTCGATATGAAATTGACACTTTCAAATTTCAAGTAAGATTATTAAATAATCAGTGCGTTGAACTTGAAGCACGTGTTAGTAATGAAATCCCAACATCTAGTGGTACAAAAATATTTTTAGCTAATGGTTGTGAGCAGCTTTTAGGTGAAAGACTTGAAGCAGACTATATTCTTCTGCAAGACGGAGAAATTATAGTACCAAAGTCAAGCGGTGGTAAGGTAATTGGTAAGTTCATTCCAAATGCGTAAGATGAGGGCTAGATATATCTAGCCCTTTTAATACCCAAAAATAATACAACAATAAATGAAACGGTAAAAATGAGTAAAATAGAAGAATACAAGGATGAGTTAGCTCGAATACAAGAGCTTTCCATCCTAGATACAATTGATTTAGTCGATCGAGCACATAACACAGATAAAGAGACGAAAGTTCGGGCGTGGTGATGCTTGTTGGCTTTATAAATCAGCTAACCAAACTTTAGCTATAGCAGCTCGTATAGAACAACTATTAACAGTTAAACAAACCTCAGATGTATCTACTTCAGAAGAGGAAGATAAACAAAAAGAAGCTGAAGCAGCCAAGATACTAGAACAAGTAAAACAAGAGTATTCAAAGCGTAAAGGAAGATCAGATGGGTCTACCTCAAAACAATAATAAAGCTTCTTTCCCTGAGTTTTACCTTGTCTATGCTCATCAACAAGGATGGGATGTTCCTAATTTCCATTTAGAAGTGGCAGAGTGGCTTGAAGATTTTGGTCATTTAGGTGTACTTATGCTTCCACGTGGACATCGGAAAATCTACTCTTCTTGATATATGGAACGCCTACTTATTTTATAAGGACCAAGAAGAGCTTGTATTACATCAAGGTGCTACTGATCCTGATGCATATAAATGTTCTAGAGGAACACAACAAGTATTAGAGAAACACGCTTTAACTTGGAATAGACAAAAGAAGAAAGGTGAAACTCAAAAATGGTGGGTTCAAGGTTCCTCAGATGTTCGTCATGGTTCATTACATGCTAGAGGTATTCTTTCTAACGTTACTGGAGCACGTGCAACTACTATAGAGAATGATGATGTTGAAGTACCAACGACTACTGAAACACCTGAAGCAAGAGAAAAACTAAGATACAGGCTCTCTGAACAAGTTCATATTCTTGTTCCGGGCGGAAGACGTTTATTTGTTGGTACACCTCATACACATGACTCTTTATATGCACAGTTAATTGAAGCCGGGGCAAATTATCTTATTCTTCGTATGTTTGAGAATGAAGCTAGATTTACTTCAGGAGAAACTATCATTTCCACCACTTTCAAACCTATTTATATATTTAGTGGTATCAGTACCCATGCAAAGCTCTTAACTGAAGGGGCAGACTATATAGTTAAGAAAGCTGGTGAGACTTTTGTTATTGAACTCACTGAGAAGCATAGTTTGCTTGATGTTTATTCAGAAGCATTATGGGCTGAACGTTTTACTTCAGATGTAATGGAAGCTAGACGAAAGGAATGTCAGACATTAGGAGAATGGGACTCCCAATATCAGATGCATAATAAGGCTATAGGAGATATTCGTTTAGATCCTGACAGACTTATACCTTATATAGAAGACATCACCTTTACCCAAGCTAATAAAGAAACATTAATGTTATTGGGTGATAAACGTATTGTTTCCGCTACTCTTCACTTTGACCCTTCATCCGGGAAAACTAAATCTGATGTTTCAGCAATTGCTTTAGTACTAAGTGATGAAGCTGGACGTTTATATTGGCATCGTTCAATAGCACTCATTGGTAATGTATGTGAGACAGATAATAAAGGTCAGATCATTGGTGGTCAGGTTTGGCAGTTATGTGACCTTATAGAAGAGTTTAAGTTGCCTAGAATATGTATAGAGACTAACCGGAGTTGGTACTCATATACCTTCAGTTCTTCTTTCAGCTCTTAAAGTTAGAGGGCTACATTGTGGTGTAACTGAGAAGCATGTCTCTACTCCTAAGAACAAAAGAATCTTAGCAGCTATAGAAGCTCCTTTAATGAGTGGCTATCTATATGCTCATCAATCTGTATTGAAGAATAAAGAGGGGGGAGAGTCGCCCCAAGTTAAGCAGATGCGTCTATTTGATCCTTCTACTAATCAGAATGAAGACGATTATTTAGATAGTTTAGCTGGTGCAATTAGTACGGAGCCTATCAAAATAGGTCAAAACAACTTATATCCAGCCTATCGCTCTAAAGATGATTGGAGACCTTCAAATCAATACTTAGAAATGGAATTAGAGTTTGATTTATAGAACAACTGCGACGGAAGTTGTCGCTTGTGTCTTGATACTTAAAAAAACACTAGATATAGTGTGTAGAGAAATAATGTGATGAACTTCACACTACAATTAACTAGAATATTTTAGAACATACCTTAAAGGTAGGTCTATTTGGCTCTGATTGCAATCATTTTGCGTGATACGCAATGAAGTGGTGTGATTTCATGTTTACTATAGTAAATCGCTATATGGAGCTTAAAATCACAAATAAGAGCAATTAGGACTAGACGTAGAAAAATTCTATTGCTATTATACTCACTGCAAAGTTTATTTCTTGCAGACACGAAAAAGCCGCAACACAAAATGTTGCAGCTAATTTGTAAAGCTTAGATAAACCAAGCTAATAGTATCAGTGGATAAAAGTAGTCAATATGGAAAGCGAAGGTAGGATTTTGCTAACCGACTTCTTAAATCTAGGAACCGATTGTACATAAAACTGAACAACCCTACAACGTAAAAATTGTAAATGTGTACAGATGTACAAATATGTTTCTGTTTTTGAAGGGACTACATCCACTATTTTTTCATTAAATTGACAAAATAGAGAGGTGTTTTCTAATGTCAAGCACAGCAACGGCTTATTCTTATAAGCTTCCCGAACTCAACTCTTATGCTGCTGAAATCTTAGCGAAGTTATTAAGTGGCGCTCACATTACTAATGCTGAAATGATGGATTATATTGACTGTCCTCATGCAGCAGCAGTAATGAGTAAAATCCGGGTTAAGTTTAATTGGCAACCATACTTAAAACAAAAGTCTCGGACTGCAATTTCAGGTGTTGGTAAAGCAACTTATGAATATGTGTACTGGTTTGATCCAGCAGATATTATGGTGCTAAAAGCCAATGACCCGCGTCTTCAGATGTTCATTGACCATCATTTAAAACGTAAATAAAAACCTAGCTTTAAAAGGAAGGTGTCCTATGGGATGCCTTTTTTATTACCCAATATAAAACAATAATAATTCAGGAAAATTATAAATGACAGTACAAAATACTATACCTATTCAACACTTTACAGCTAACCGGAACAACCACCACATTCACTTTTGACTTCGATGTTGAAGGTAAGATTGATATTAAAGTATCAGCAAATGATGAAGTTATTACAGTCGATTCATATAGCTATGACCCTTTAACTAATTCCGTTGTTTTTAGTGTTGCACCAATTGAAGGTACAGAAATTACTATTGAACGTGTTACTAGTTTGGAACGTTCAATTAGCTATGAAACATATAACAACAGCTTTAGACCAGAAACTCTTAATTATGATCTAGATCGTATTTGGCATGTTCTACAAGAACAAAATGTAATAGATGCTGAAATCTTAGCTCGAATAAAAGATGAAATTGAATGGCGTAGAACACACGATAAAGAGTTTGATTTACTTGCCCAAGCAAGGGAAGGGAACTTATTCAATGCATTAAAGGCATATATAGATACTATTGGTGCTATGTCAGTACCTAATCTTTTTGATGGTATTACAGATAATCTGGTTATCACTGAAGATGGTGTTAGCCAAAGAGTAACAAATAGAAATCTAAAACAATTAATTGCTGATTTAGAACAAGCATTGAATGATGTAGTAGAAAATGCCGCTAGTAATGTAGAAGCTGAGCAAGTTAGAGCTACAACTGTAGAAGCTAATTTAAGTACTCAAATTAATGATGAAACAACTAGAGCTATAAACATAGAGCAAGGGCTACAAACTCAAGTAAATAGTTTAGGTGTTGGAAATAGAGCTTATAAAACTTATGCAGATATGACAGCAGACATAGCTACTATTCCTGCTAAATCTAAAATCACTGTAACAAACGATCCTGATGCGACCAAAAATGGTGATTATCAATTTGATGGAACAACTTTTACTAAGTCTGCCTACGATGTAGCAACAAGAGTACAAACGGTTGAACAGGCTTTTGTAGAGAGAATCCCCAAAAACAAATTCAATCCAAGCTTAGCAACTGATGGAGTCTTAATAAGCTATGCAACTGGTCAGAACGTTACTTATGCGACTGGTATAAGTTTTGGTAAACACATAGTTGAAGCTGGAAAAACATATACATGGTCTTTACCTTTAGATCAAAGTTTTGCTTTCCAAAAGACTCTTTATAGCTATAGTTCTAATGGTACATATCTAGGAATGGAAGCATCCAAAGGTTCGCAAGGCGAGTTAGTTAATCCAAATCCACCAATTAATATTATTTATTCTGATTCTGATAAAACTGTAACTTTTACTATACCTTCTGGGTCCTCAATTGCTTACGTAGCAATGATGATTGCTTATAAGTCACATACTACATCTGAATTTAATAACTTAATCAATCAAATCCAATTAGAACAAGGTTCTGCTAGAACAAGCTTTGAAGCATATTCAACTGGCAAATATTTGGTTTTGAAAGAGACTGCCTTACCTAATTTAATAGCTTCAGTAGATAGCTATAGAGATAAGAAAACTTTTGATGTCTATTTAGATGGTACTTACGTCTATATAAGGACTGGCTTTGATGCTAATACCGATCTTGTCCAAAAAGTCTTATACAACCAAAAAAACAAGTGGAATAACAATATTGTAAATCCATCACAGATTAAAACTATTCCTAAAGCAACTGCTAGAAATAATCTTATTAGTGCTTATAACAGTGGTGTATTAATCGTTACACAAGGAGATGATGCTGCTCCTCTTCACTACAATAATACTTATATTGGTGGTAATCATGGTGCTTTTGTAGTTCATCAAATCTCAGCAAATGCTCATGGTAAAACGTACACAGATGTAGGCTCTAAGTGGTCAAACGGAAGTCTTAACTTCACTTTAATCAGAATTTTAGACTCAAATACATTGTGGTTTGTATCTGATAATTTAGGTACAAATGAGAAATGGGCTTATAACATTACAAGCTTAACAGGCAATACTTTAACCCATGTTAGTAGCGCGACACAGATCGCAAGTATTAATATTTCAGCAGATTTAATAACTCAATTAACATGTGCCATAAATAATCATTCAATCAAAATAATTTCAAACAAATACAATCAAATTCAAGATATTGGATTATATGAAGTAGATTCTATTGAAATCATTGATTCTTATGACGTTATGAATGTTCCTGCAATTGTGAGTTATTTACAAAATAAAGTTGGAACAGCAATAGAGCAAGAGTTCAATAATGACTCGATTAAGTCTGATATGCGTGTAAGCGTAACCTATCGTTATGTAGTTAATGGAAGCTCAACTATCAATACACAAATACATGCTAAAAGTTCAGTGAACTTTACTTTTGCAGGTTTAACTCAAGCTTTACCATTAGAGTTTTCAGGAAAAAATTTACTTCAATATGTACCTAAAGTTAATTCAATTACAGGTGCTTCAAAAGTTTGGAATTTTGCTAATATTGAAAACATTACAACAACGATAGATAGTATTAATTTTCTAAAAAACAACTGGATAGATAGTCTTGATCCACCAGACAAAATGGCTCAAATTTTAGTAAATGGGACAGATAAAGAAGTTGGTCAAGTCATTGGTTATAGCTTAGATAGAGGAGTGACAAAACCTTCTATAAGAGCAAATACAAATGATGCAGGGTTCGTATATACCAGTAGGAAAATGTACCCTAAAGCTATCATTGGTAACGTTTATCAGAATAATATCATTCCTGTTAATACAGTCATTAATAGTATTGCTTATAGATCAATTTACAATCCTAAAGCTCTTGCAAATTCAACGATCTATACGTGGTATGAAGATAATGGAGCAATTTATGTTGTATTTGATACACATAGTACAACAACAATGCAGAAACTACCTCTACCTAGCTATTTTAACGGTAAGAATGCTTCCATAGTGGATAGCCACCCAAACTTTTTCTTACATAGTGAGATTGTTTCGGATGAGGGATTACTAGTATCAGTCGATAATAATTTTGGTTATGCAACCATCAAGTTAGTGTAAATAAAAATGTTCAAAACAGGTGACATATATCTCACCGCTTTTCTATTCACAATTGGCTTTGCAATCTATCTTGCAAAGTCAGTTGCTACTCAAGATCAAGACTCATGGTATGTCATAGGAGCTAAAGCTGTTTTAAATGGCTTTACGTCTCTTATGGCAGGAGCAGTCTTGATGTGGGCTTCAGTACCAACTCTAGCAGTCGTAGGATTAGCTGCTTTATTTGGAACATTGGGAACAGAAGCGGTATGTAAATACTTTAAGTATCAAATTAATAAAAACATAAAACAATTAAAAAGAGAAAAAGACAATGAGTAATTTTAAATTAGGTAAACGCTCGATTGAAAGATTAAAGGGTGTACATCCAGATCTAGTAAAAGTAGTCGAGAAGGCTATTACACTTAGTACAGTTGATTTTACTGTGGTAGAGCGGACTTAGAACTAAGGAAACTCAAGCTAAATATGTGAAGCAAGGGAAGTCTCAAACGATGAACTCTAAGCACATTACAGGACATGCTGTAGATCTTGGTGCTTGGGTAAATGGCTCTGTAGATTGGGACATTCAACACTACTTTAAGATAGCTGAAGCTATGCTTTTAGCAGCGAAAGAACTCAAAATTAATATCATTTGGGGTGGTGCATGGGGAAGATATTTAAACCACTATGTAACTTCAAATGATGCTTATCAAGCGTACATTGCAGACAGAAGGAAGGTAGGTAAAAAACCGTTTATTGATGCTATACATTTTGAGTTAGATTCAAATTAAAATCATGTTTATAAACAAAAAATGTTGTTAATATATAATATTATAGTTTGTTATATAATTAACAAAATTTACTTCATTTGGATTAAAAATTATATGAAAGCTTTATTATTAATATTTTCTCTGTTTATAACATCTGCAAGTTATGCTGAATGTATAATATATTCAAATTCTAGTGATACTTTCCATAAAATTTTACAGGAAAGAGGATGGGACCTAAAAAACTATAACAAGATATGTCAAAAATTAAAAAATTCAAATATTGGACTAGATATCAATGGAATAACTCAAATCTCATCCTATCAAACGACTGTCACAACTCAAGTAAGAGCCTACGCATTAGAACTTGCTAAAAATAAAAAATTTTTTCCATCAAATACAGTACGCGTTAGTATTACATCCAATCCAGAAAGAACGACTAATATGGAAACGAATCTAATATATAGAGATGCTATGAGTGCTGTAGATAAATTAGGTGAAACTGATAGTTTGGACACTATGATAAATGAGATTAATCAATTAAGAAAAATGATTAATCAAGGAAATATTTCAAAAAATAATTTTCCATCAATGTCTAAAATTCCACCTAAGAAAATACCCCTAATAGAACAAAAGCCTACTAGGAGGTATTTTCCTCTATTCTAAAAAGCTCTAAAACTACAGCTCATTAGAAAATAATTCAGACTTTTTATATGTTGCAACAGGAGTAAAGTTCTTTTGCCCCGGTTGTTGTACAGCTTCTATGATATACGTTATTTCATCATCAGGACGTTGGATAGACAAATCTTCTTTTGTCTGAGCTTCACTAACTACTTCTGAGTAATCAAACTCAGTTTCCGGTTCATAAAATAATTTGTTATCTTCTACTCTAAAGTTTAAAGGATCAACTTGAAAGCTAAGATACTCATCTTCACTAACCGAAAAAAATTGCTTCATGTGTAACCTACCAAGTTATTAGGTTCTTCTATCAATAGCATGTATAAAAGTTAATGCAATGGGAGAACCATTAAATTTCACCACATCACCACTACAGGACCCAAAGTAAAAGAAGAATTACTCCTCAAAAGAAAACACTCAAGTTAAGCTAAATTAAAAGGTGCGAAGAGTAAAAAGCTAAAACTATTGGCATAAAGTTACACATTTCAGCACTTCTATAAAAAGCACTTAATTTCGTCTTTTTAAACCCTTACTAAAAACAATATAACTTACTGTTTTAAAATATTTATTTTCTTTTTAGTTCGCATAACGCACATTATGTTAAATAAAGAATATCTTAACAATCCTCTTTCTTTACTACTGCTCATACACAAAGATTTCTATATCTATCAAATCTATATTTAATTTCTATCGAAAGAAATTTATTTTTTAACTAAAATATCTTTACACATTATCATTTTCAGCATAGAATTTAAACATAGATAGTAAAGAGTATTTAAAATGAGTAATATTATCGTTGTATTCACAGGTAAGAGTTTAAAAGCAATGCAAGAAGATGGTGGTTCAGGTCATTGGACTGCTAAAAGTGATCGTATCAAAGATTCTGACTATGTATTAATGGTTAGGAATGATAGAGAAAAATGGGCAGATAAAGTTAATGCTGAACATGGTCAAGCTTTTATGATTGGTAAAGTATCTGGTTGTGTTTTAAGTCATAAACATGATGATCGTAGAATTATTAAAATTTCGGAATATAGCTTATTACCTGATACAGAAAACTTTAAAGAAGCATGGTCTAAATTAACTAAGGGTCAAAGGTTTCCAGTCGCTTATTTAAATGATACAGATTTATTAA